TTTTTGCCCGAGCGTAAGAGCAGTAGGTCCCGGGCGTGTCGAAGCGGATGTTTTATCTAGAGCTGTCTGCTTTATCGGCGTTCTAGACGTGGGGGTATCTCTCATACATGGTTTGGTGTGAGGTGATGGAGGCGAGGAATTGAACCTAAGTGCGCGGTAGGGGTACGTAAGACGCATGAAAGATGAATCATTTTCAATAAACTTCCAATCTTCACACTTAAGTGTATGGGGGTGAGACCCCATCCAGGACTATCCTCGAGGGTAAGCGAGGACTTAGCCTAACACTCAAGGTTTCGTCAATGTAAGACGTTTACGATTCTTTGGGCCAAAATTTTGGGTGTTAGGCCTTCGGTGTGTGGACATAGTGATAGTCCCGTTTTTGCCAGGAACCACCTTAGTAAAATAAGCCTTAAATACCCAATGACAGGGGTCCGTGCGTAGGGTTACCGGGTTACAACGGTCCTATAGCTGACTTAGGGTGAACCTAATTTTTTGTTGGTTTTTTATCACTTTGCGCCCTCCAGCGTTCATCTGGAGGCGGGTGTGCTCATAGCCCGATACCTTCTGGTATATCTATGGGCCGCGTGTCAGAGGACACGAATCAAACCTCTGATGTTCTCAGTCATGTAACTGAGTTACATGAGAACAATGGCTTAATCCAGGCCAAAGCAACTGGAAAAAGACCTTTGGTGGTTTCAAATCCCTTTGGAGCTTTGGAAAATGATGATTTTGTCCCATACACTGATATTCTTGAGTGGGACCTTTTACGCGAGTTTCAGTCGCTGCAACGATTTTCTCCCGTACTTGAAGTTTTCCAAGAACGTCCTGAAGGGCCTAATCTTTCACCTAAGGCCGTAGAGGATCTCTTATTGAATAAGGAACACTACGTACACCAACCTGGTGGCCAACCTTCCGGCCGCCGTCCACGAATGTTAGTCCCTGAATATAAACGTCGCGAATTAAGACAAGTCAATCAGAAGTTGTGTAACTGTGCTGGTGACTGTGTTGCTCCTTTTCGCTATGGCTTTTATCCAACTCATTCCAAGCAGTTGTCCCAAATCATCCATCCTTTTGGAAGTTATTTCCTTAATGGTGTTTATTTCCCTCTTGGTGGTCCAGTCGACCTAACCAAGTTTTCTAAAGGTGCTGATCATAATGGCACCAATGTTTTAAATGGTGAAATAACGGGTGATGATGATATGGGCAAGGGGAAGGGTAAAGCTGGTTTAGCGCAAGTCGGTAAAGCTCTCAAACAATTGGGCATTAGAAATGATGTCAAACGCATTGCCCATAGGGGACTTTCAAACTTGTCTAAAAATGGTGCTTCTCTTATTGCCGGTATGGGTGATTATTCTGTTCACCAGTCCCAGATGATCTCGAGGCCGCAGAAAGGTCAACGTGGCTTCAAAACTAAAGGAGCCCGTCCAAAGATCAGCGTCAAAGAGAAAGGTGAAATGGAAATTACGCATTCTGAGTATATTGGTGATCTTATCACTGGTACTACTGCGGGTTTTGTTTCCCAGCAGTATGCCTTAAACCCTGGTTTGTCTGGTACTTTTCCGTGGCTTTCTTCTTTAGCAGCTAATTTTCAGGAATATGAATTTAAGAAATTAGTGTTTGAGTACAAAACAGAAGTTACACAGTCGGTGTCCACCACAACCGGGTCTGTTGTTGGATTGGGTGTTGTTATGCTTGGCACCCAGTATAACGCCGCAGCGCCTGCTTACACCAATAAGCAGCAGCTTGAAAATTCTGATTATGCCACTTATGGAGCTCCATATAAGAGTTTGATGCATGCTGTTGAGTGTAAGAAACGTTTTAATGTTCTTGGTGAGCAATACATACGAACTGGCAATGTACCTTCTGGTGCCGACATCAGAATGTACGATCTCGGATTCACTCAAGTAGTTAATAATGCTGTTCCATCTAATGGACAAGCTATATCTTTGGGTGAAATTCATGTGCACTACACTGTTAAGTTGAGAAAACCACAACTCAACGCTGGCACAACTAATATAACTTCGTCTCATTATTACGGCAGTAAAACCGTAGCTGGCAATCCATTTAACGTTACTAACTCTGCTGCAACAAATAATTTCCAGAGTTTAACCATAGGCAACAATAGTATTACTTGGCCTTTGAACGTTGAGTTCGGAACTTATTTGGTGTTATTAACTTGGGTAGGTTCAGCTGGCACAGTTACCGTACCAACCCCAGTGCTAGCTAACTGTACCTTGGTGGCCATTTTTGATAATGGTACTGAGGACAACTCACAAGTGGCGTTTGGCTGCTCAACTGGTGTAACTACGTCCTCCAATTATTCATTGGCGTATATGGTTAACATTAATGCGCCTGGTTCTGCGTTGGCTAGTTTGACTTTGAATAGTGGTGCTTTTTTGACTGGAACTGTAAACTGGGATGTGTATGTTACACCCTGGAATACTACGATGGTCACTTAGGGTTTGCAGGGGAGGTTCCAGCCCTCTCCACCCTTTAGTGCATATGTGTGTGTTAATCGTGTGGATTGGACTAAGTGGGTTTATTCCCTTGTGTGTGAGTCGTTTGGAATTGTGTGTTTTAGGTGTGTAGTTAGAAGAGTAGGTAATAATCGTGTGTTGTGTTTTAGTAGTTTGAGTGATGTTACTAAGTATAGTTGTAGTGTAAATAGTCATGTTGTGTGTAGTGATTTAAATGGGAATAATGGAAGCTGGACAAATTCTGATGATGTGAAGAAAGGTGGTAATCCAAATGCCGCCAGGCGTTTAGCTGAGAAGAATGAGGCTGCCAAAAATAGGAACACCTTTCAGCACAAAGCCACTGAAGGCACGAATCAAAAGAATGTAACTTATGGTCCTCCCGAGGGTTCTGCACCTGCTAAGGAGGAAGTCCCTGAGAAAGTTCTTGAAGCTATTGTTTCAAATTCTTGGAACAATTTTGCTTATGTTAAAGGTCGGTGGTATGTCAGGAAGTATGTCGCGGGAACAGCTTTCTATTATGATAAAGACGGCAACATCCCATTTCCCATGGAGGTTGCCGAAGGTGAATTGGTGTTTGGTGAGTGTGAATCTGGTGTCGTTACTTATGACGTTAATGGACCAAAATGTTTGGCCACTTCCGCTTTTGCCAGAGTTGTTTGGCCTATGCGTACTTACCATGGTGTTAACCTAAATGCTGAAGAGTTTGTGATACTCAAACCTGCTTATTCATTTTTGTTAGAGAAGATGCCTTCTAATACGAGAATAACTAGACTAAGACTAGAGACCGCTGTGGGTACTTTGGTTAGGCAGTTTGGGCAGGTAGTTCCACAGCAAGTATTGGTTGATACAGCTAAGAGTTGGTTCCGTAGCGAGCATGCTATTGCTGATCAATGTTTATCCACAAATTTGGGCAGAATGATTGGCGAATGTTCAGTTGATGTTTTTGATCCTCAAGAATCTGATTGTACGAGGCATGCAGGATTGAATGCAGTTTATTTTGCCCCCTACAAGATTGAAGGAATTGAGTGTGAAGTTCCTGATAATTACGAGTTTAAACAAACTTATCACGTCAAAATGATCGGCGGAGAAATTTGTGCTGACTGGTTTGGTGATAATAAGGTTTATCCACATTTTTACAAAGGTAAATTGCCTGAAGAACGTAGTAAATATTATCAATCTTGTTATTTATCCTTTAGTGGAAAAGGAGGTAAATTTGTATATTATGACGTGTCTGCAAACAATGCCTGCAAGGCAAGTCAACGGTTACTGGCAGCTCGTGAGAATGAATGGGTTAAATATACCAACCAACTTGAACTGTTATACATGTTGTGTGAGGCTGGGTTGATCAACTCAGCAGTCGTAAATACTTTACGTATCAGGTTCGTTGCGCGTAAGAATTGTTTTGGTGCCATCGTTGGGAAACATCACACAAATTATTTAACTGATGGCCGGGTTGATGAAGAAACTCATGATGTTATATTCAAGAATGAGTTTCGTACATCATTAGTTCAAAGGCATATAGTCAACCACATTGGCAGATATTTACAACGAATAAATCGCAGCAAGTTGCAAGAAGTTGTTGACACAATGCACAATGCTAGTAGGTGGGTTTATTATCAATCTTACCTTCAAGCGTGCGTTGTAATGGAACCTTTTATTGGGCGCTCCATCGCCGGTAACATTCCGCATATTAAGCGGCAACTCCGGATGGATTACGTAAATGGTGTACAACTTCATGATGATGCCGATACAATGGTGCGTAGGTTGAAAGGACATGTTAAGAAAGAAATTGCCAAGGTAGGTAAGGTCCCACGAATCTATGTATCATATGAGGCTGGTTGTATGTATGCTAATGAATTGCCCGAGTTTTATAAGATGTGTGTTCAACATGAAATGCATTTTGAGAAAGGTAGTTTGCACAAAAGAGCTGATGTAATAATTTGGGTTGTGTCCAAGTATTATGATGATACGTTAGATCAAGTGATGCGTAAGCTCATTGGGGCAACAGTTACTCCGGACACTATCTATGTGTGTATCTCTAGTGATGATTCCTGTTATGGTGGTAATGTTGATGGCCATATCATTGGTCTTAATGTTGATATTAAAAGTAATGATGCTAGTTGCAATGGATTGGGTTTCTCAATATGTGGCACTGCTCTTGCTCATTTTAATGAGGCTAGATCAGTTGGCTTAATTAAACAATGCATGATGCCCATTACTATTGACAACCCGAATGACCCGGGTTCAAAAATGGTCATTAAGTTTGACTCAGCTTTTGAAGGCAGTGGTACGTCATTAACAAGAATATTAAATGATGGTTCCAACTTTTCAATTGCTGTAGCTGGGTTAACTTATCATTCAATCTTTTCCTGCAACTTCCAGTTAGCAGTTAAAGAGGGTGCAGCCATAGTAGGTCACGATGTCACAATTGACTCATGGTGTGATGATGACTTACCGATATATGAGAAAATTCAGTTTCTTAAGCGCTCTCCAGTTATGTGCACTGATGGAGAGTGGCATGCATTCCTGAATTATGGTTGCATTTTTAGAAGTTTAGGTAAGGTAGAAGGGGACATGGAACCGAAGCAACTCGGGGTGAGTTCTCAAGAATTTGCAGCTTTACCAATTGTGGATCGCATGGAGCGTTTTATTGGAGCAGTAGTTCGTGGGCATAAACATGAACCCTCCACGCGTATCCTCAGTGCACTTAGGGAGAGGTTCTGTAAGGGAAGTACCACCATAACTCGTGAGTTTATGGCGAGTGGAGTCAGTATAACTCCTTATTCCTCTGATGAGCCTTCGGATCAGCCATCTACCTTGGAAGCCGTTGAAGAGAGCTTCTGTAGAAGATATGATATAACCGCGGTAGATGTGAGTGAATTATGCGATCACATTAGGCTAATCCAGCTTGGGGAGGACAGCGTTACTGAAGCTGTCTCAAGGTTTTACTATGTTGACTATGGTTTACCTTGTTACCCTCCGGCTCCCGTTCCAACTTATAACCAAGTTAAGAATCCTAATGGACATGGCGGTTAGTGTCCCTCGACCTGAGCAAGTCGTTAAACTAC